ACAAGCGGATTGTCTGTTGTGCCTTTGGTTAGATAAAACTCAGCAAACATTTCAGCATAAAACTCTTTAGTGTTCTCGCCTGAGTATTGCGACATAAAGGCTTTGCCTGCAAATTCTTCTTTATATTCTTCAATTATCCGTTTTGTTGTTGCGTTTTGTATTGATTCTGTTCTAGTAAAAGAACCACCTTCATCAAGCGTATGACCCCACTCATGCGCAATGGTGTATTGCCTCTGCGGTACTGTTGTAATCGCTGGCATTTTGTAACCACCCTCTAAGGCTATTGGTCTATCTGCCATAACCGTATCGGGCTTTAACCAAATTTTTGCATCGCCTAGAAGCGCACTACCGTAGGCATTACCCCTATTAGAAGCCACAAAGATTGTCATTTCTTTGCGCGGGTTTAGTATTTGCAATTCTTCTACTTCTTTTAATAACTTTTCTTGTAAATTCTTTGGTACTTTTGTACCTGCGCTATAAAACATGACGCGTATAGGTCCATTGTTGTACACAATACCTGACTTAACTAAAGCAATATCCGCCGCAGGAATAGAACGCCCTGCATCTACAAGCGAAGCAATTAGTCCAGGTTCCGCATTTGGATTTAACTTTGTGTATCTGTCAATTACTTCTTGCCGTCTTTCTTCTGCGGTTAATAAAGTCCATTGACCAGGCACAAAATCAGGTGACGCAACAGCCCTAACAGGTATCTCTCCCGCGGTTGGGGTTATACCCGTGATGCCAACTGGCGCAGGCGTGGGAGGTGCAACAACGGTTGCTCCAGGTAATTCATCAACAAATCCAGGTATTACAGGAGCCAAAGCACATCGGCAGTTAGGGTGTGCGGGTGGTCTTTGGTCGCCCGATGCAAACTGTTGCCCTATGTTTACAATTTGATTTGCGTTCTGCGCACAAATCTTGCAAGGGTCAAACACAAGCCATTCCATTTGTTGCACGCCTGCTTCTCTATATCTCACTGATGTTGCGTAAGAGATAGCGCGGTTTTGTTCTGTAATTGCGATTGTTAATGCGCGTGCGGGGCTTGCAACATGATTCATAATGTTCCTGGCAGAGCGTTTTGCATCTAAACCAAGCGCAATAGCCTCGCCAATAGAATTACCCAAATCATTTAATGTTGCGTCAGAAAAACTTTTCCAAGTAAAGCCCTGAGCCTGTCTTAGCAAATTCATCAGCCCAGGTTTTTTAGCCACAAGAGAAGCGGCTTCATCGCCTGCTTTCCATTTAGACCAATCAACTACGCTTGTTGTATCGGCTTTCTTTGCTTCTTGCGCTTCAATCAATGCCTCACCTGCCGCTGTGTAACCCAGTGCAAGACCTTCAGCCCATAATTTATCTACAACGGTTTTTAGCGGCTCTAAGTTAGGGCGTATGTTGATGATTGCCCATGCTCTTGCTCTTACGCGCTGTTGCGGCAGGCTTAGAGTTAAATCAGGCGTGGTTGCTAAATAACCCTGGTAAGCACGCTCTGCATCTAATTGTTGTCGTAAAGCGGCTCTTACTAATAGTGCATTTTTTGCCGCTAAACGCGCATCTGCCTCTAATGCGCGTTCCCAAGTCATGTTAAATACGCTTTAGCGAGCGCTCTTGCGGTGTCTAAATCTCCCTCAAACGCGCAACGGTTAAGCGCTTCACCAACAATCGGGTCTAGGCTCTTGAATTCAAATAGTCTTGCGCGTTTTCCTTTAGAAGCCCATTTCATAAATGATTTTACTTCAGCCCTAGTTTCTGCATCAACTTCTTCTTCAGTTTGTGACGCTTCTTCAGGTGAGATTTCTTCAGGCTTCTCATCAACGGTATTAGGAGTAGTGGGTGTGGTCGGTGTGGCATCAGGACCCTCCAAGGTTGGCGCAGATGTAACTTCTTTAGCGTTAATAATTCCTTCTGATGAGAATAAGAATATGTCTGAGCCCGCTACAAGCAAAGGCATATCTGCTTGCGGAGTATCCAATAAAGGCAGACCAAGTTCAGAGCGTCTTTCATTTATTGTTTTACCTGCGCTCTTTATTTCAATATCCGCCTTCCTTGCGCTTGATTCATTATCTAAGCGCTTGCTAGTCATGAGGCGGAACTCAAGTTCACGCGGCATGCCTAGATATGTGTAAGAAAGATTAGAAACCATCTTGCTAATCCATGATGCAATAGGACCAACGCCTATGGCTTCTGAATTTTCAGAGCGTGCTTCTTCAAACCCTTTACCGCCTAATCCACCCTTAGGTGCAAAACCAATCTCTGATGGCATAACGCCAAAGTGTCCGCAGATAGAAGTAATTAAATAATCATCTAAAGTATCTTTGAATTTCTCGCCATAGCCATCATTAACAACAGGAGTTAGACCCTTAGGAAGTAGGCGAGCGCGTTTGCGTTGCTCTGTCTGTCCTGCAAGGTCATCATTTAATATGTTTTCATAGGCTCTAAGTAGGTCAGGGTTATTTCCCCAATCCTCATCAGTAGTAAACATCAACTCAGGGAGTACGCCGTCTGTGTATTCGGCTCTCAACCATTGTTGCCTTCTTAAATAAATATCTGCTAACGGTAATGAGCGCTCTACTGGACTAAATCCATAAACGCTAATGCTTCTACGATTACGCACCATGTATGCAAGTTGGTCGCTGGTAAATTCACCGTCTGCCTTAGGGTCCTCATCAGTTGCAGAGAACTCAGAGCGTGGGAATCCGTAGAGAATTTGCTGATATGCCGCGTTTGGTGGCATTGGTCGCATACCGCGGTCATCAATTAAAGGTTTAATTGTTGAACCATCAAGAATTTGGAAACCAAAAAGTTCGCCGCCTACTGTTGGTTGCGGATATACAGCCCAACCATCAATTACAAGAATGTCCTCAAGTGCAATGTTTAACCAATCGCTCCAAATCAAACCATTTGCTTTGTCAGGTGTTTCCCAAAATGTACGCAGGCGGTTAATTTCATCTGTGTATTTTTCGCGTGCGCGTGCCATTGCGCGTACATGGTCGCCGCCTGATTCTGCGGAAATCTTTTCAGAGGCATCGTTTCCTAAAACAATATCCCATTCAAGTCCGCTCATTTTGTTCTTAGTTACTTCCAAGCATCGGCGGAGAATGTCAATGCTGTCAGCCGCGGCTCGTAATGTCTTGAAAGGAACCAGGCGTGTTTCAGTTACATTGATGTTTTGCGCTACTTGATATTCATAGCGGCGTGGTTGTGGGCGCCCATTGTCTTGCAGAGGATTGATTGCCCCTGGAGTAATCGGTAAACCTGGACCAAAAGGAACTTGTGCGCTAAATGGTGCGCGTGGCAATGCTATTGAGTTGCCGTAAGTCTGACGCATGGTTAGCGCATCTGCTTGATTGCGCATTTCTGATTCGGTCATAGTGACAGAACCCGCAGGCAGGCGTGGTGCTTTTTCTATGTTGCCTGTTGCGATTGCTTTTGCGATACGGTCACGCAGACCCATGTGTATCTCCTTTTAGCCCCTTGTAGTACGGGCGGTTATTAGGCGTGGACTACAACTCTGTATTGGTTGCTTGTTGGAGCAACAGAGAATAGGAGAGTTATAGCACTTGTGCTTGTATGTTGCACATCGCAAACTACCTCTGCGTAAGGGCTTGAGTTGTCATAGACAGAAACAATTACATCTCTTGTGTTAAGGCTGTGTGTGATTGTGTACGAGGTTGCGGCTCCATCGCCAACATTTGCCGCATATTTACGGACTGCAATAGCGGTATCAAGAGCAAAACCTGTTGCTCCTACCGTCAATCCGCCGCTTGCTACGACTACGCCAGTGAAATTATTGCCAGTTAAAAGAACGCCGTTGCTTGCTGTGTAAGTTCCAGCACCGCTAAATTGGTCAAATACAACAGGGTCAGTTCCAACTGTTGTGACTTCATCAACCATGACCCAACCAGTATTGGCAAGAGTCGCTCCAGCATCAACAAATGTAAAGTCACCGCCTGCCATTTCTGCGGCAGTATCAAAGTCAGTTGCGCGAGTCAGTACCCAGTTGGTTGAAACGCTACCTATGGTAGTAAGTGTATAAATACCGTTTTCAAAAGTGTTTGTCTGCAATCTAACCAAGATACGAGCATTGAGAGCAGGGCTTACGCCATCGGTGCTAAATGCGGCTTGTGTTCCAGAGTTGGTAAGTGTTGCTCCAACACCTGATGTTCCATTGTCGTAAGTAGCAGTTAGATTTGCGGTAGTTGCGGCGTATGAGGCGGCATGGATATTTAGACCCTGAGCAACATCATCTACATATTGTTTGTTTGCCGCGTCTGTTGAATTTACAGGTGTAGCAAGGTTAGTAATCTTGTTGTTGTTTAGGTTTATATCAGCAAGAGGCACTGCTAATGCAGAAAGATTGATTGCAGAGTGCGCGGCATTATCGTGCGTTGGGGTTCCATGTGCATGGTCTGCGCGTGCAATGCTTGTGCTTGTTCCGTTTGCGCTCGCTCCACCAAAACTTGTTTCAGTAACAACATTGCCAAATGAAGGCATGCCGTGTGCATGGTCCTCACGAGCAGGAGCAGTACCAGTTCCAACCGCGCCGCTTCCACCAACAGATAATCCTTGTGGAGTTGCGTTAGTTAGTGATGGTGTGCCGTGTGTGTGGTCTGAGCGAGAATAACTATTTGCAGAACCGTTGCCGCTTGTTGCGCCGTAGGTTGTTTGTGCTGTTACGGAGCCAAAATCAGAAACTTGCGCCCATGTCGTTCCATTGTCAAAGTACATAATTTGCTGGTCAGTTGCAAAAAACAATCTTCCAGCGACACCTGCGGCAGGGCGTGCGGCAAATGTACCTGAGATAACTTCTGATTCATTTAGTACAGATACCCAAGCGGCGCCATCGTAATAATAAAGTTCGCCATCGCCTGTGTTGAAATAAATTTGACCCGCGCTAGGTGTTGCAGGTGCAGTACCAAGATTCTGAATAACTGCGTTTTGCAGTTCGTTCTTGTTTAAGTCAATGCTGACTAAAAATTTTCTTGCCATGGACTACATACCACCTAACATGAATGACGGAACAAAACTGCTTGCTTCAATCGTTACGCTTCCACCTAATGATACTGGGGAACCGTTTATTGTGATGCTTGAATTAGTAAGGCTACCGTTTCCGATATTGCTCAGCGTGTTGCTTGAGCCGCTTATGGTTTTATTTGTAAGTACTTGTGCTGTGGAAAGGTCTGCCGTAACTGATGTATCTATGGATACGGTAACGGTGCCGCTAGTGCCACCGCCACTAAGACCAGTACCAGCGGTAACACCATCAATATCACCAACGCCAAGTACATAAGCAAGAGAATTCCAAGCAGTAGAGCCATCACCAATTTTGCCTTTTTTAGTATCGGTTTCAAAGCCCC